ACGAGTGGACGCATGGGATTGGATAGTACATAAGCCGTCTTGTCCATGCGATTGTAGAAATTGGTGACGTACATACCCATGGCTTGCTTACCCATGGCGCATTGATAAGTATTTCTGGGCGACTGGTTGTGCTCGGGAAATGGAATACAGGATGCCAAAATTCCGAAAATAGTGCTAGGGTGGAGTTCGCAGTGAGTATAATTGTAGTGCTGCGATCCCCGTTGTAAAAGCGAGTTTCGGAGATCGGTGCGCTTCATAGCGATCATACTGAAGTTTTGTTCTTCGGGGTCAATGTATTCAATGATTGCATCGCTGATTTTGCAATCGGTTACGAGGTCGTCCCAGCTCAGTTCTTTTCGGTCGAGCTTACGAAGGATGTCGGCATGAATGAATGACTTGTTGTCTTTTACACGCAAAACAGGACGAGTAATTCTTCCGGCGTCGTTACAAATGCGAATCTCTTTGTTTCGAATATCAAACACAATTGATGTATATACATTGATAATACCCCTACATTTTTTCTCTTTTAGAATATTATAAAGTTCAACAGGGTCTCTGCTTATTCCAATCCATGCGCCATTTACAAATACTTTAACTTTGTTGTATAAGTCTTTGCTATCGGTAAATTTTTCTAGTGTATCAATATGCGATTCCACTTGATTATGAAGCGACTCAGGATTGCTTGGAATAGTGATGTGACTCATATAACTAATATTTTTCACAACACCAACGCTTGCACCTTCGGGAGATTCTGCCAGACACAAAAATCCCCATGTGGTGTTATGCAACTTTCGTGGTGGAATAAGTTTACCGCTCTTGTCAATTGGTGTGTTGATTCTGCGCAGGTGGCTCAAACTAGAAACATATGTTAAGCGATTCAACACTTGAGCAACACCGACTTTATTTGTATTTACACCCTTTATTCCAAAGTCACCAGTAGAAAGAGCGCGTTTAATACCATTTTCAATTGTTGTTGACTTAATAATTTTATAAACATTGGTCTTGTTAATAATGTTACTATAATCTTCTGTGGAACGCCAAGACCCTGTGTTTATTTCTCGAATTACTTGTTTATTCATATCCTTCACCACCTTGTTAAAATAGTTTCGAAACAAATTATTGAGTAGTGCGCCAGTTAAATCGACACGTTTATTTATGTACGAATCTCTGTCATCTTGTTTCAATATTCCCATACTGCATTTAATAAGACGTAGAGCCATATATCCAAGTAAGTAGATTTTTTGTGTTGTAGATTTACAGTGAGGAAACAAATCAGCGTTTAATATATCATTTGCAAAATCACGTTTCTTTTTTGCGCCCGTTTCTTTATCCATGTGCATTGGAGTGTACATTACATTCGATGTGAGTTGACGCATGGCATCTTCATGTGTCAATGTGGTATTTGCATCAATAATTGATGCTTGAAGCGATTCAAGAATTGCTTTATTATTGTTAGCTTTCTCACTTTCACTTTCACCACCTTCAGTATCGAGCATAATTTTTTCGCAAATGTCTTTATCTGAAATAACTGAAAGTGTGCGAAATACAACAAATAAAGGTAATGGGTGTTTAACACGTGGAATTTGAATGTAAATTGGAAATCCAAAACCATTATTTTTTGAAGCAATCATCATGTTGACTTGTTTCGGAGAAATGCACTTGTTGTCAGGAACAGACTTTATTTCTGCAAGCCAGTTCCATTTTGTATTTCCTTTTGAGATATTAAAACAGTAAACTTTATTTTCTGCTGCTCGTTCTTGGCCAAGTACTGTTTTTTCACTTCCATTAATAATAAAATATCCACCGGCATCATAAGCACATTCACCTGTTTCGGCATGACTTATGTGTGAATATTGATTAAGAATACATATTGATGACTTTAACATAATTGGCATTTTTCCAATATTAATTCCGGTTATGGATTTATGAAAGGTTTGAACGTTTTCAAGATTTTCGCCAGTGCGAGTGATATATTTTATATTTGCATCTACTGTCATTGAAGATGCATATGTAAAATTTCTAAGACGTGCTTCTTGAGGAAACATCAATTTTGTCGCTCCATTGTTTTCATGAATTTGAGCACGATATAAATGAAAGCCACTAAATGTTACTTCAATTTCAAGTTTATGTTTTTTTGTTTTTTTATCAAAATCCTGTTCTGATGCAATGATTACTGGATTAAACATATGAATTGTTTTCTCTAATTGATTTTTTATAAAATCATTATATGACTCGATTTGATGTCGCACTAAACGTCTTAAATGCTGTCCATCAAAATAGGATCCAATAATTTTCCACGCCGCTTCTCCATATTCAATATTTCTATCATCATCATAATCATATTTTCCCGAAACAGAAGAAACAATACTTAATTCATTTTTATCATCACGTCTTTCTTTACTATTCATTTTGGAAATACCATTATACTCAACAAGCGATGAAGATGAAGTAGCAGCACAACACTCCATTTATGAATTATTATGATTTCTGAATTTATGAAAATGAATCTTATTCATTTAATAATCAATTTATTTTTAAATATTTTTCTTATATATTAAAAAATCAAAATCAACCATTTAGTAAATAAATATTATTATATATATATATATTTTATAATGGAACATATATACAGGTTAGAAAGTTACAATTTTCCTAATGACTTTGATCCTAATGAGGATCTTCCTAATCCTTCTAAACATCCAGTACTACTAGAAAAGGAATCGACAAGTTCACCGCAACCAAATACAGTGATGGAAACAACTTCTACATTAGGACCTGGTGGAAGAATGATTGAATTTAGTCGTCCTATACCGACATTAATGCCAGTACGTCATGAAAATCCAGATGAATACAAAAAAACTTTAGCATTGTCATTAAAACGACATATTCCAACTGATGTAGCAAGAGTAGTTATGGATAATGTAACATTTGAATGGAATTCAAGTGAAAAATCAGCAAAACAGACATATTTTTTAGTAAAATATTTAGGAAGAAGAAACTTTTATAAATTATTACAAACATTGACTATGTATCCAGTAGTTAAAGATATAATGCAATCGTTTATTGACTTAATATTAAAAGATGGCCTTACCAAATTTAATCCACATATTGTTTCCTCTAATACACATCTTCAAGAAGCACAAAAACTTGCCCCAAATCTTCCTATAAGTTTAGAGTACTTAATAGAAGAAATGGAACGTGCTCAAGAAAACCAATCTAAAGACTATCACTCTCTCCCTTCTCTCCCTCCTCAACCACCCCCTCACGTTTCGCCAAGTGTAAATAATTTTTATAGTTTCTATTATAATAGAATACTTAAATATTTACAAAATATTCATAAACAAGAAGTTGAGCTGGGGTTAAGAACCCCTGATAATTTCAGAGTCAATCAAAGATTTATCATATATGTAAGTGGCCCTTTAGTAAATATTTTTAGAGATTTTATGTTTCCAATATTAAATAAGTTATGCGAATTAAATCAATATCAAGAAACACACGAATATATAAAAAATATTGATTTTACAGACTTATTAAAAAAAAGTCAGCCAACAACCACTGAATATCAAGATTTAGAACGTCAAGCAAATAAAGAATTTAAAGAAGCTGGTGAAAAAATAAAACGAGAAGAAAAATCGATGGAAAGCTTTTCTTCAACTGTTAGGCTCGGATCATTAGCACAACAGAGAAGAAATTTTGCTAAAGATGCTTTTAATGAAACTGCAACAAAAGATGATTTTTTTGGTGGAAGACGAAAGTATCGGAAAAAAAATCGAACCAAGACAAATAAAAAATGTAAAAACAAAAAAAAATGTTTAACAACACATCGAAGAAAAAAAATGAATTAATTTATAAAATAAAATATTAAGTATGGTTTATAATATTATTTTTTTAGGTAGATATAGAGATAGAGAGATAGAGAGGTAGAGAGAAAAATTAAAATAATAAAAAATAGAATAATAAAAGTATGAGCGAGGTAAAAAAAAAAATTGTTGTAAATCATGAATTTTTAAATCCAACTACACAAAAAAAAAGTAAAAATTCTGGATCTGGTAGAAAAACACTAAAAAAAATGCCGGGATTTGTCCGACCAAGCGAGTTAAAGAATAATTTAATTAAACTTTTGAAACAAAAACGTGAAGAAAAAGAGAAACAACAACAACAAGACCAAAAATTGCATATAGAAGAACAACATAAAAAAAAAGATGTCTTGAATACTATGAATACACCAACAATATTCGATAAAAAGAAATATGAAGATATATTTTCAAAAGACTTTGAAGAATCTTTAAATTATTTAAAATCATTTAAAAAAAATAATCACCGTCATATAACACCAAAAAAACAACATCAACATGAAACTCATATTCAAAATGATGGTAACATTTCAGTATCAATTCCTGCGACATTGGATGTTCCAAATGATTTTATGACGCCAATGTCTTTAGAAATGCCCTCATTTTCTTCTTTGCCTTCGGATTCGTATCCCATTGTTCCTACTGCACCTTCTAAAGACCTCTCAACTACACTTTCAGAGTTACAGCAACAAATTCAAAAAATTCAACAACAACAGCAAGAGCAACAGTCTCAACAACAACAGCAACTTATTGCAAAATCACCGAGACCACCGCCACCGCCACCGCCTCCGCCACCGCCACCGCCTCCGCCTCCGCCACCGCCACCGCCTCCGCCTCCGCCACCGCCTCCACCACGTTCCGAAATAAAATATGAAGAATTTAGAAATGATGGGTATCAAGATGATAACAATGATAACAATGATAACAATGTTCACAATGGTAATAATTATAGTGACACTAAAAATAACCTCATTGAATCACCGTTTCAATATAAAGTACATGAAGATAAACCGTATGGTGCTTTAAAAGGTGGTGCAAAACCATCATATCGTCAATATTTTAATAAAACATTGAAACTATATAAAGGGACTTCGGATGGATTAGTTCCATCGTCTAAAAATAATAAAAAAAAATCAAGTAGACCGAAACATATTCCTAGAAAAATAAAACAAATCAAACGAAAGACGACTATTAAAAAATACAAACTTGGCAAGTATGGAAAAAAAATAAGTATCTTAATTAAAAATAATAAGACAATTAAAAAAATTCAGGATGCACAACGTGAATTAAAAAATGTTCCAATACATGATGTGAAAAATGAGTTAATAAAAAATAATTTACT